CTGGTGGCGTTGTTTCCAGGGATAGAGACCCGTCGAAAGTACATGGGTTATTCGTAGGTTGGAGGGATAAGAAAAATAATGCTACAGATTCAATGGCTTCTACGAACAGTAATATGAATGATTTGGAATTTGTAATTTTACCTACTGTTTCTCAAAATAAAAGTGACGGAGAGTTTGGACCTAGTGTTGCGATAGCAGGGCTACCTACTAATCCTTATAATCCAACTACTTCAATGAAAGAGCTAGGGATTAAGATTCCTACAAACCTTTTTACTGAAGCTGATGTATGGGACAGAGGGGATAAGCCCATAGATTCGACCTCTGGGGTTTCTGTAAGCAGTCTTAATAATAACTTTATTAATGTTTCTCTTTCTTTTGATTATGAGAATGATGTGGTACATACCTACTTTAACGGACAAATTCTTACTACCTCGTCAATTTCTGATTCGTTTTACTTAAATTCAGCGCAACCCCTAAATGTTCCTAGTTTTGTGAATGCCGGAGAGGGATACGAAAATAGTCTAGGGGTTAGGACAAGTATTTCTCGGGCGGATAATTTTACTGAGAGTCTTCACGAAGGGAGTACTTTAGCTCCGGGTCTTCCAATGCAAACCCCGTGGATTATCGGAGGTGGCTTTACAGATATTGCTCCTAGGTCTTATGATGTGGAGACTAATGTAGGATTTCACACCACTCCTTTCGGCTTTTTAGGAGCTAATACTAATGATAAATATTTTACTACAACGGCTGATGTCTCCAGTGGAGGAATAACAGGGCAGCATGTTCCAGGCTTAGGAGGGGAAACATATTCTGGTCTTACTAGAAATATTCCTCGTAGTGGACTAGATGGATATGTTGGTAGTTTTAAGCTTTATGGAAGACCCCTAAATACTGAAGAAGTACTTACTAACTTCACCGCACAGCGAGGGTACTTCCAAAACATTAATTTAACTTAATATGAGTAACACCTTATTTGCCAATAATCTGGATTATATCACTACCTCACGAAGAGATAGAATTATAGGACTTAAGTTTCCATTGCCTTTCTCTCCTGGAGATGGTGGATTCTTTTCTAAGAGTATGGATAAAGAGGTTGTTTTTCAAAACCTGAGGCAACTCCTTCTAACAGCTAAAGGAGAACGCTTAATGTATCCTTCGTTTGGTACAAATTTACGGGCTGCTTTATTTGAGCCTATTACAGGAACGCTCCTCCAGGAGCTAAAGACAGATGTTACAAACGCTGTGAGGGTTTACGCACCTAGAATTATTGTAAAAGATGTCTCAGTCACTCAAGGAGAAGGAGGAAACAATGCAGGTTCTAACTCACTGTTTGTTTCTATACTAGTTAGTTTTTCTGCTGCGCCTTTCGAGGAAGAAGTTATTGACGTAATAATAAGATAATGGTAAGTAATAATAATTATATCCCTCCGAGTACCGCAGGCACTACACGGTATAACTCCTCCGCCTTTGACGGCACCGTAGAATCAGATTTTATGAAGCTTGGTAAAATTAGTGAGGATGCTAAGAGCCAGCTTGTAGATTATTCGATAGGAGATTTTGATGAATTTAAAGACTCCTTTATTTCCTATGTAAAAGCTGTATACCCGGACGATTATAATAACTTTGTGCAGTCTGACCTAGGAATGGTCTTTATGGAATTGTTCGCTTACTTGGGGTCTGTACTTTCTCTTAAAGCAGATTTCTTAGCTAATGAGTCCTATTTAAGCACGGTAAAAACACCTGAAAATTTAAGAAAATTGTTGGAATTGATTGGGGTTAAAATGAAAGGACCAATTGCTAGTAACGCAACCGCTATCCTAACTCCTGATAGTACAGTTTCTTTTACGACTGGAGATACTGTAGAAATACCTCGTGCCCAAAGAACAATAGCCGCTACATCTCAAAGAGATGGAACTCAACTTCAATATACATTATACAAGGTTAACAAAGCTTCGGGGCGCATAGACGAAGCTTCTGTTGCTGAGGCAGGAGCCCTTCAGCTTGATTACGATACTTATTGGGAAGGTTTGTATTTTGGAGGTTTAGCCTTATTAGAAGGTCTATATCAATCTCTAGCAGGCACTTTCTCTACTGCCCAAACCCAAAAGAGAATTAGGGTTCCTAAAGCCTCAATAATTGAAGGAAGTATTTTTGTTTCCGCAGGAGAGGAAGTTTACAATGAGATAGAAAGTTTAAGTCTTGCGTCTGGCAGTACTGATGCTGTGTTTGAAAAGATTTACAATGACGATTACTCTTGTAGCTTGTTATTTGGGGATGATATCCGAGGAAAGAATCCTGCCAATGCACAAGATTTTATAGTTTACTATAGAACAGGAGGAGGAAACCGGGGAGACATAGTAGAAGGAGCCCTCCGCAATCAAGTACAAGGAACCAAGAATGGAAGTACAAGTGTGGAATGCACCATAACAAATACAACTGTAGCAGCAGGCGGTGCCAATGCCGAAACGGTAGCCCACGCCAAGAAATACGCTCCTTACTTTTTCAAGACGCAATACAGAGCGGTAACCGGAGAAGACTATACTGCGATTGCAAATAGCTTCGCTTCGATTACTGGACAAACAGGGAAAGCTTTAGCTGTAGCCCGTCAAAGTGGGGCGGGTGGAAATATGATTGATATTTATACTTTGGCTAAAGCGACGGACACACAGCTACAACGTGCGTCTCTTGCGTTTAAGGGAGACCTGTTAAACTACCTTAATGAGTTTAAGATGATAACAGACGAACTAACAATCGTGGATGGATTAGTTAGAACTGTTGATTTAGTAGTAACTGTTTTCTTGGACCAAACTAAGGCAGCAGTCCAAGAAAATGTAAAGGCTGATGTAAGCCAGAGGATTACCTCATATCTTTCCTACGATAGTATGGATTTTGGAAAACCTTTAAGATTCCCAGAGCTAGCAAACTTTGTTATGCAAAACTCTGATATTAGGTTCTTTAAAGTTACCAACTATGAGCAGGACATTTATGTGAACTTTAATGAGATTATTCAATTGAATAATTTTGAGCTAAACTTTGAATTTGTATAATGCCGTACCGAGGAAATGAAGACGTATTTAAGTACAACTATGTGGAGAGGATAACCCAGCTTCTCCCAGATGTATACAATTCCCAAGAAGCAGAACAAACTAAGATAGAAGATACTTCTTATCAGATGCTCGGAAAGTATCTGTTAGCCGCCAATGAATACACTGAGTTTTTTAATGTAGTAAAAGCTAGCACTCCCGAACTTACGACCCTTTATCCCACAAGTGCTATTAAGCCTTTCTTTCTTCCTGAAAATAAATTAACTAGAGTAAGCCCTCGTGATTTTGAACGAACTGTTCTTTCAAGATTTAATAAAGATTTTGGAAGTTTCAGGAATGAAGATGATTTTAAAAATTATCTGTCCTCGGTGATTATGCCAGCGACGGTTCTCAATAATCCAACAGCAGAGTTTGTATCAGGTGCATCTGCTGACCCAGGTAATAACTACTCAACTTCAGCGGAAGTAATAACTTCTTTAGTTGATGGATTAGGGTTGATGTATATGCTCAACACTAATTCACATAGCACAGCTACAACCCAACTTTCGGCAGTTTTGGTTGATTATGTTACGAGCGCCATGTACTCCCCGATGGGAGAATTTACTGAGAAGACAGGAGCTGAATGTTTATTTGAATACCTGTGGCGCAATAGAGATGATGTTACCTCTTTTAATAGGTATTTGCCTACTGTTTTTCAAGATTCGGCTGCCACTGTTTCTTCCTTGCGGTATGCTTCTGGAATCCAAGAACTTGATAGGATTAAAACTCTTCTTTCTGTTTGGCTTAATAAAGAAGACGAAGACTCTCCATTCCTGAGGAACTCGTTAGAAGCCTTAGAAGGTTCCGGTCTTATCTACTCAAAGTTCGATTCCTCAGGACCTTATACAAAGTTTATGAAAGCTGCATCGTGGGCTTTCTATGACTTGGAGATGATTATGGAGAACATGCAAGATTTGTTCGACATAGAACGTTGTCCTATAGAGTTTCTTGATTACCTCGCTTCTGTTATTGGATGGAAGTTTTTAGGTGATGACGTGTCTCTGTGGAGGGGACAACTTAGGCAGGC